TTTGAATATTGGAAATGATATCCAAGGGTTGACCTTGAAGTTCTAATTGCTCGTAATATTTTTGTATGAACTTACCGAACAGTTCATACTCCTCATTAATGAAGTCTGGTAGTTGAGACTCAACTAGAAATGAGATTTTATTAGCAGTTTTAAGCATCTACTACTACTCTTTGTATGCTACAAATTTACTCTTTGATATATCTACATCTAGATATACCTCACGCTTAACTGCAATATCTTTATTAGCGGGTTTGACTCTCAATTCAACACGGTTGTCTGAGAATGTACCTTTTAAGATAGTGAAGTCATACAATTTAATTTCACCGTTGACATAATCAACATCACCAATAGAATCATTCAAGAGAATTTTTTCTCCAGTTGTTGAATCTAGTCTATATAGGACGATTTTGCCTGATCTGTCCTCAAGATACGTAGTGTAATTTGGATACTCAAATACAGTCATCCCAGTGGAAGATACCACAGGACTGTCGCAATCTAATAGGAATGGGTTCTGATAACAAACCTCATAAAAACTAGATGAATTAATTTGTGCGTAAAAATCTTTTCTTAAAGTAATATTTGTGTCATTTGAATTGATTGCTCTGTCTGCTCCATCAATTACACCAACAAACTTACTGTAACGAAATTTGCCATTAAATTTTTCAGTAAGTGATGTTTTAAGGTATTCTGTAATCCCTGAAGATACTTTGTCTGCCATCTGAGTAGGCAGTAGAATACTCTTTGTTCCATCGTAAAAAATATCACTACTAATTTCTACGTACAGAATTGATGGATCAATTAGTTCTGGTTGAATAGAAGCAACTGTATATTTCTTTAATGATTTCTTCAATTCATTTTTTGTGAATGAAGAAAGACTTGCTGCTTCTGTTGGTTTTACTGCAATAAAGACTTTTCCATATGCAGGTGGTTCTTGATCCTCGCCACCAAAAACAATAATATCACTCACTGCAGGATACAAATTTCTTACAATTGCAGAGTAGTCGTTTGATGTTACTGCTCTATTCTGTGATCCGTAAAACTTGGGTGCATTAAATTTAATTTTCTCAATATTTTCAATACTTGCACCACCAGATGCTTTTTCAACAGTTGAAATACTGGTAGTGAAAGGAACATTGATAGTATTGCCACTACCGTCAGTTATTTCGCCATTAAAATTAAAAGTTCTAGCACCATTAGTTGAATCTCCATTCGTCACAATATATGACATTTCAACAACTTGACCACTATCTAACTTTTTACCAATGAATCCATCACCAAAGAAAATTTCATATGATTCATCTTCAATTTCATTGACAAAATAAACATTATCATCAGATCCAATATCTAAGATATTAGTTGCTGCAGAAAATTCTTCATTGGCATTTGAATTAGCAGACTGATAGACTCTAATAACNAGAGTGTTTAAATCNGCAGATGGATTATTAATTCTAAATCTTTGATTGGTGATATTACCGTCAACTGCAGTTGATGTCTTAATATATGAACCTTCGTAAATCTCTAAGTCTTCATATGTCGCAACACCATTAGATACTTCTGCTCTTCTGTCATTTTTAAGAACAAAACGATACAATGATCCGTCATAGTTTGTTACAAAACCAGACCCTGCTTTAAAAATTGCTGCAGAAGGTGCAGATCCCGTAAAAGTAAAAGAAACATCAACTAATGCTCTCGGTGATGTTATTGACTTGGGGGTGTATCCGAGTTGCTTTGCTAACGATACTACATTATCTCTTAAAGTAGCAGAGTCCAAAAACAACTCATTTACTACCATGTTCGTATTGAACGCAGTATAATAAGTGTTATATGCTAGAACATCTAAAAGTTGTGTTAATGCCGATGCTTCAAAATCATAGTCAACAAAATCTGACTGGGATTGCATGTAATCCCTTAAAGCCGCTTTGATGTCAGCAAAATCTAGATTGTTTAACTGAGTATATGGCATTACCTTGTTCTAACTAAGAAGAATTCTACAGCAACTGGTGGGAGATCTGTTCCTCGGATATCAAATGTTAATTCAACATCAAATCCATTATCATCAAAATTTGGTGTGGTACTTAATGATAAAATTGCTACTCTGGGTTCAAATGCATTAATAGTATTCTTAATATTAAGTGTCACTTGACCAGCAGTAGCATAATCTAATGGTTCAAACAGATATTCTCTAATGCCCGATCCATAATCTGGATTGAACAACTTTTCCCCTTTGTTGGTTAATAATAAATTGACAATTGCTTGTTTAATAGCAGCAGTATCTTTACTGACAACTACGTCATCAGTAACAGGATGCTTTTTGAAAGCAATACTTAAATCTCTAAATGAGATTGCATTTACTGCCATTAAACTTACACAGGAGTCACTAGTTATTTAGTATCTTCTGTCCAACGTTCTACAAAATCATCCATTTGATCTTTGCGACGTTTAATCTCAGCAGATTTCTTTAAATGACGCTCACTATCAACCTCAGTGATAAGAGTCATACCGCTTTCAATAAAAACATTACCTTTGTCAACAGAACCATCAAGGTGTTGGGGATGTGTCATCATTTTAAATTTCCTTTTACTTGTTATCTAGGTTTTTGATTTCATACATGTAATGATCTGATGTTTCTAGTTTACGTTTGTTTTCCACAGAGTAAACTGTCAGATCAATCTCATATCCTGGGTTATTTTCAATTCTATTGAATACCCATGCATCATCATACCATATGATACGATTATTTGGATATGCATAGTAATTGCCTGTTTCTACTTTAAACAGGTGAGCACATTTATGCTCAGGTGTCTCAGAAAAGTTTAAATCTGGGACACCTTTGTTCTCCCATGACCAGTCAAGTGTGAACATATACTCACCCAAGACTTTATTGTTATCTGGACGAATTAATTCTGCCTGAAGACCAGCAAGACGATGGCGTCTCTGCACGTCCACATACGGCGAGAAACAGTCCCAGTACATTATGTCCTCTAGAGGTTCTATCTTAGCGTCAGGACGCCAACAGAAGGCATGTAGAGGTCTTCTTGTCCAGTTAACACCATTCTCTAAAAATGCTTCAAATAATGGCACTCGTTTCTCAATGCTAGCAACACTATGTACATCGCATCTTGATACTTCCCCATGACCTTTGTTATGATTGTAAAGAAATTCATTACGCATATAACAAGACCAGTCAGGAAGACTGTGATTTAAGTATGCCAATCTCTTTCTCCTGGAATCTCTATAAGTGAAAAAATACCTACCCCGCTACAAACTTTACTTGGAGCAAGATAGGTATAAAGAATTAAAGAATACATGCGGAGTACTCGGCGTCCCGCTCCTATAGATTAATTGCCTTGTCCACGATAACGCTTCTTCGCAACGTTACGTGATGTCGCAGAAAGCTTCGTATGCTTCCCTCTCCCTTGACGTGATCTCTTTGGTTTTGAAACAATTGTCTCAGCACCTGATCGTCCAACTCTGCTCTTTGCCATGGTTTCTTAGTTATTCTGGTGTAGGTAATGGATTTGTACCAATCCTTATTGTAGGATAAAGTGTCGGAGAAGTCAACCCAATAACTGTGCGAGGGTTTGGAATGGCGGGTATACCTGCCATACCATCTCCTGTAACAGGTACTAAATTGCCTTCCATAAACACGCTAGTATTTTGTACTGGTACAATGGAAGGTCTTATAAGTGTCGGTGTGCCGACTGGAGGGTTACTATAAGGCACTGGAAGGTGTGTTCCTATAGATGCTACCTGATCTATGATAATCATCGGTACAGGAGCATCTGTACCTGGTATAGTAGACTTAATAGTTACTAATGCTTTTGGTATACCTCCAATTATCATCGGTGGATATATTGCACCATCTGGGTTAACTGACCCTGTGTCAAGCATCCCAATATTTGCAATCTCACCCGTGATCGGCAATGCCATCTCTTAACTCCTCTATTGCATTATGTAGATCGTCAAGTGTCTCCGCTATACTCTTGTAATTCTGGCATCGGGGAGGCTTGTACATCAATTGGGGGCGTTCTAATTGTAATACCTTCTTCTCCACCGTCGTCAACCTCTCGGACAGCGACTGGAGTAACTTCCCTAACTGTTGTGTTGCTAATTGGTTGTCTTGAGTCATTATCTAATCCTGCAAATCTTTTTGCTGCTGCTCCCTCAAACTGATCACAAAAGGAATCAAAGTTTGCAAGGATCTCTTCATACATATCGGGATCGTATTTTGTGCTCAT